TATCTAATGAGTACCAACCAATTATCTTTTTACTGATAACGATTAATTATCGGAAATAATTGCGAGCTATAGATTAAATGTTTTGCCTGCGTTCGTGCGTAAAATCAAGAAAGCAACTACCCCCTATCACCGCAGATTTAGCCGCCATTTATTATATATATATACATGGGACTGTAGGACACCTTTAGCCAGTCAGCCTCACCCCTATCCACAAAACAACCCACCCCTTATTTTTGCTAGACCTCCTTTTGTAAATAAAATATTACTAAATATATGGATTACGATAGCAAAGACATACAATCTGTAGTATTTATAGAACCTAAGACAAACAATGTTATTATTAAAATTACAGGCTTTCCTAATAAAGACCTTGCCGATATGTATGTTAGCTGGATTATGGCAGAGTTATCTTTTGATTTTACTCCTGCTAATGGAACAATAGACACTACTATTAACTAATGAATATAGTTATTCCTTATACTGCCAGAAAACATCAGAAGTTTCTTCACTCTAAGATGCTAGAAAAGCGTTGGTCAGTATTAGTCTGCCATCGTAGATTTGGTAAAACAGTTATGATGATTAATCATTTACTAATGACCGCACTACAATCCAAACTGAAGAACCCTAGGTTTGCTTATATTGCACCTACCTTCAAACAAGCTAAATCTATTGCTTGGGATTACATCAAACAATTTTCTGACAAGATCCCAGGAGTACGCTTTAATGAGACAGAGCTGCGTGTAGACTTGCCTAATGGCTCTAGGATAACCCTACTAGGCTCAGAAAACTGCGATGGTCTTAGAGGTATCTATTTAGACGGATGCGTCATAGATGAGTATGCCAATGTAACAGAACGATTGTTTCCAGAAATTATTAGACCAGCTCTATCCGACAGAAAAGGATATTGCGTATTTATAGGTACACCACAAGGAATGAATAATAACTTTTATGATATGTACCAACATGCACAAAAGAACCATAGTGATTGGTTTTATTTTAAAGCACAGGCAAGCAAAACCAAAATAGTAGACGAAGAGGAACTAGAAAAAGCAAAAGAGATTATGGGGGATAACAAGTTCAAGCAAGAGTTTGAATGTGATTGGATAGCTAACATTGAAGGAGCTGTGTATGCAGAGGTTATGCAAAAGATGGATGATAAGAACCAGATAACCAGAGTACCTTATGATCCTGCTTTGCCAGTCTCTACTGCTTGGGACATAGGAGTTTCAGACCACACGGCTATTATATTTTACCAGCAACTAGGTTCAGCAATAAACATAGTAGATTACTATGAGGAACGAAAACAAGGATTGCCACATTTTATAGAGGTAGTGAATAGCAAGGAATATATTTATAAGGATCACTATGCTCCCCATGACATAGAGGTAATGGAATTTAGTAATGGTAAAACCAGAAGGGAAGTAGCCTATCAATTAGGAATAAGATTTAGAGTAGTACCAAAGATTCCATTAGAAGATGGTATTCATGCAACAGCTATGACCTTACCTAGATGCTACATAGATGTAGACCATTGCAAACAATTAATAGATGCGTTAAGACATTACCATCGGAAGTACATAGATAAAAATCGTATGTTCCGATCTAAGCCTGTACACGATTGGTCATCCCATGCTTGTGATGCCATGAGATATCTGTCTGTGGGATTAGAAGAATTAAATACTAGACAAACTGCTCCACAAAATGTAGCAGATAATGATTATAGTATTTTATAAAAGGATTTATTATGGGTTCATTATTTTCGCCAAAGATGCCAGCACTTCCGCCAGTTCAGCCTTTGCCTGAAGCACCGAGTGCAGAACTAAGCGCAGAAGAGAAAGCAAAAGTTCAAGCAGAACAATCTGCTATGGAGAGAAAAAGAAAAGGTCGTAAGTCTACAATTCTAACTGGACCTTTAGGTCTGCAAGAAGAAGCGACTGTAGAAAAGAAAACTTTATTAGGAGGATAATATGGGAATTAAGAAAATCATTAAAGCAGTAAAAGATAAAATCAAACCAAAGGTTACAAAAGAAAAACAAATAATCTTAGAAAAGAAAAATGTGGTACAGGAAACTGTGCAAGAATCTAAAAGCTCTATGACTAGGGAGACCAACTAACATGGGTGCAGTAGCAGCAATTACAAAAGCGGTAAAAAAACCAAAAGCACCTACACCAGCTCCTATAGCACCTACACCAGCTCCTATAGCTCCAACAGTTGCAGAAGTTTCTCAAAGTGCAGCAACCGATGCAGATGGCGTAACAGACATGAGAAAGATTAGACGAAAAGGAAGATCAGCAACTATATTAACTTCAGCTACAGGTGTAGAGGGTAGTGCAACATTAGGCACACAAAGTTTACTAGGCGGATAATGGCAAAAACAGATTTAAGTAAAAGTTTATTAAAACGATTTGATCGTTTAAAAGCAGGAAGACAAAACTGGGAATCGCATTGGCAAGAAGTATCAGATTACATGATACCAAGAAAAGCAGATGTAACAAAAACCAGATCCAAAGGAGATAAACGAACAGAACTTATTTTTGATTCTTCTCCACTGCAGTCTGTAGAATTATTAGCCGCATCCTTACATGGTATGCTGACCAACCCATCCACCCCTTGGTTTTCTTTGCAGTTCAAAGAAGATGGAATAGAAGGTGAAGAAGAAGCAAAGGAATGGTTAGAATCAGCAACTGAGACCATGTATGCAGCATTTAATCGTTCTAACTTTCAACAAGAAATTTTTGAATTATACCACGATCTAATTACCTTTGGTACAGCAGCAATGTTTGTAGAAGAAGATGAAGAAGATGTATTAAAGTTTTCTACTAGACACATTAATGAAATTTATATTTCTGAAAATGACAAAGGAAGAATTGATACTATTTTTAGAAAATTCAAACTAACTGCAAGAGCAGCAATCCAAAAATTTGGTCAGAATGCTTCAGACAATATTGCTACAACTGCAAGAAAAGATCCTTATGAGGAAATAGAAATATTACATGTAGTCTATCCAAGAACAGATTTTAATCCAAAGAAACAAGACAAACCTAATATGCCTTTTGCATCTGTATACTTAGAAGCAGGCACAGGAGATGAATTATCGGTTTCTGGATTTAAAGAATTTCCTTTTGTAGTACCTCGTTACTTAAAAGCATCTCACGAAATTTATGGAAGATCGCCTGCGATGACTGCCTTACCTGATGTTAAGATGTTAAATGAAATGTCTAAGACCACCATTAAAGCAGCGCAGAAACAAGTTGATCCACCTTTGCTAGTACCTGATGATGGATTTATTTTACCAGTACGAACTGTTCCTGGTGGACTGAACTTTTATAGATCTGGAACAAGAGATAGAATTGAACCATTAAACATTGGTGCAAACAATCCATTAGGATTAAATATGGAAGAGCAAAGAAGAAACTCTATTCGTAATGCGTTTTATGTAAATCAACTTATGATGCAACAAGGTCCACAAATGACAGCAACAGAAGTAGTCCAAAGGAACGAAGAGAAGATGAGATTACTAGGACCAGTTCTTGGTAGACTTCAATCTGAATTATTAAAACCTTTGATTGACAGATGCTTCTCTATTCTATTAAGAAAAAATTTATTCAAACCTGCTCCAGAATCTTTATCAGGTAAAGATATTGAAATTGAATATGTATCTCCATTAGCCAAAGCTCAAAAATCACAAGAGCTACAATCTATTATGAGAGGTATAGAAATTATGGGATCACTTGCAAATGTTGCTCCTGTATTTGATTATATTAATTTTGATAAACTAATAGGTCATCTAATGAATATAGTGGGTGTTCCTCAAAAGATTTTAAAACCAATGTCTCAAGTAAATTCAGAGAGACAACAGAAACAACAACAACAAGAACAAGCTATGCAGATGCAACAAATGCAACAAGTAGCACAAGCTGGAGGACAGATCGCACCATTGGCAAAAGCATTGCCAGAGGAAGCAAAGGCTTTAGTAAACCCAGAAGAGTAATAGAAAGGAACACATGGATCAGTTAAAACAATTAAAGATTAGCTATAAAAATATTTTTGAATCAGATGACGGAAAATTAGTCATATCTGATTTAGAACGAAGATGTCATTATCATGCTACTACTAATGTAAGAGGAGATAGCCATGAGAGTGCATATATGGAAGGACAACGCAGCGTTCTTCTATTTATTAAAACTATGCTGCTAAAGGAAAATAAAGATGTCAAACGAACAGATAACGGAGAATGATTCTTCGCCTGTAGAACAAGAGACGCTACTAAACACTAACACTTCTACAGAAACCACTACACCAACAGAAGAAGCAACTATTTCTTCTACTACTAATAATACAGTACAAACTTCTAAATCATGGAAAGAAATTATTAGTGAAGAGTACAGAAGTAATCCAAACATAGAAAAGTTTACAGAAATTGATGCGTTAGCCAAAAGCTATATCAATGCTGTATCTATGATTGGTTCAGATAAAATTCCTGTACCAACTAACAATTCAACTGATGAACAATGGAATGAAATTTATACTAAGTTAGGTAGACCAGAATCTGCTGATAAATATAAATTAGATGTGAAATCAGATGTAGTTCCTATAGAAGAAACTGCAGTCAAATCATTTGCAGAAAATGCTCACAAGCTAGGTTTAAATAATAAACAAGCTCAAGGTATCTTAGAGTTCTATAAAAATAATATGGAACAGTCTGCACAGCAACAAAGTATTAATACCGAAACTGCACAAGCAGATGCGGAAGCTCAACTACGAAAAGAGTGGGGTAGATCTTTTGATGAAAATATTAAACGAGCTGGATCATTAGCAAAAGCGAATATGAGTCCAGAACTTTTAGATATGCAAATGAAAGATGGAACTCGTTTGGGAGACCATCCTGAAATTATTAAAGGCTTTGCTAATATTGCTAATCTTATTTCTGAGGATAAAATCATTGGTACTGAACAGGAGAATATGTCTCAAGGAAGAGATTTAGAAACTGAAATATCTACCATTGTTAATGACCGAAATGGTCCTTACTGGAATAGAAATCATCCAGACCACGATAAGGTAGTTCAGCAAGTATTAACTTTAAGAAATATGATGAATGGATAATAAGCAATTACGATTGGAAATTATTAGAATGATATTAGAAACAGGTTCTGAAATTCATAAATCTAATCCCTTGCCAATCGCTGATAATTATTATAAGTGGATTTCTAAGGCGGATGAAAGTTCGCCTAAGAAAAGTAAGATAACTCGCAAGAACCTTACTGACAACAAGGAATAGACTGTGGTCTAACAGACCTTAAATGCAAGAGATGCCTGCTTTGCGGAGAACCTCTCTGTTTTATTTTTGTTAATTGTCATGTGGATGATTAACATTTAACTTTAACAATGGAGAGACAAATATGTCTACACAAGTAACAACAGCATTTGTAGAACAGTATAGTTCAAACATACAAATGTTATCACAACAAAAGGGATCTTTATTAAGAGATAAAGTTCGCCTTGAATCAGTTGTTGGAAAAAACGCTTTCTTTGACCAAGTTGGAAGCGTAACTGCAACTGTAAGATCAACCAGACATTCAGACACTCCTCAAGCAGATACTCCTCACTCAAGAAGAAGAGTCTCCCTTGTGGACTATGAATTCGCTGATCTAATTGACGACCTAGATAAAGTAAGAATGTTGGCAGATCCAACTTCTTCTTACGCAATGGCTGCGGCTTATGCGATGGGAAGAGCTATGGATGACAATATCATTACTGCGGCAACTGGTACTGCTAACACTGGCGTAGCTGGTGGAACATCTACTGCTTTACCTGCTGGTCAAATTATAGCAGAAGCTGGAACAGGAAGATTCACAATCGCTAAACTAAGAGAAGCAAAAGAAATCTTAGACTTAGCAGATGTTGATCCTTCTCTACCTAGACACATCGTAGTAGGACCTAAACAGATCTCTGATCTATTGGGAACTACTGAAGTTACTTCTAGCGATTTTAACACTGTAAAAGCACTTGCTTCTGGAGATGTTAATTCGTTTTTAGGATTTAACTTTGTTGTATCTAACAGATTAGCTGTTGCTTCTAGCATCAGAGATTGCTTTGCTTTCGTAAACGATGGTATTGCTTTAGCTGTTGGAAAAGATGTTACTGCTAGAATAGACGAGAGAGCTGACAAAGGTTACGCTACTCAAGTTTACTACTCTGCTGCTTTCGGTGCAACCCGAATGGAAGAAGAGAAAGTAGTTAAGATCCAAGCATACGAAGGTTAATTCGTATTAAGACGGGGGGGAGCAATCCCCCCTATCTTTTTTAGAATGAAACATATAAAAGAAGTAAAACCTGTGTTACATTTTAAGAAAGATGATTATGTGTATAGATTTGTTTTAGTAGATAGATTTAAACACACAGCATCTGTTCATCATGGATTTGATATTCATAATGAACGAACAGAAGCAGAAATCTGGCAACAGATGACTAATAGGAAGATAAGAAGAAAGTATATAACAAAGGAGTAGATATAATGAAAAAAGGTTTATACGCAAACATTCACGCAAAAAGAAAAAGAATTAAAGCTGGCTCAAATGAAAAAATGAGAAAGGTAGGATCTAAAGGATCTCCCACAGCAGCAAATTTTAAAAGAGCAGCTAAGACAGCAAAGAAAAAATAGATGGCATCAGTAGTAGATATTTGTAACGGAGCTTTAAACCAATTAGGTGCATCCACCATCATTTCATTGACAGAAGATTCAAAGAATGCAAGATTATGTAATGCACGATATACACAGGTACGAGATAGCTTATTCAGACATCACCCTTGGAATTGTTTGCAAAAACGAGTTCAGCTCGCTTCTGATACAGCAACTCCTGCTTGGGGATTCAGTTACCAATTTACCTTACCTGCAGACTGTTTACGAGTTTTAGTTATAGAAGCACACGACCATGATTACAAAATTGAAGGAAGAAAAATAGTATCTAACCTTGGTACTATGAAAATATTATATGTTGCAAGAATTACGGATCCTAATGAATATGATGAAATTTTAAGAGAAACTTTATCTGCAGCATTAGCGGCTGACATTGCTTATGCTGTTACTTCTTCTAATCCTGTATCTCAAAATATGTATACTTTGTATCAAACTAAATTAAGAGATGCTAGATTTGTAGACGCTACCGAAGGACAAAATACAGTTCAAGACAATGGCATGACTGATGTAATCGGTGCTGGTACTTGGACTAACTCAAGGTATTAAGTTATGGCACGAGTAGCGGTGCAATTAACAAACTTCACTGGTGGAGAATTATCTCCCAGATTAGATGGTCGTAATGATCTAACCAAATACGCTTCTGCTTGTAAGACTTTAGAAAACATGATTATTTATCCTCATGGTTCTGCTGCTAGACGACCTGGAACACAATTTGTAGCAGAGGTAAAAGACAGCACAAAAAAAACAAGACTTATACCTTTTGAATTTTCTACCACACAAACTTATATGTTAGAGTTTGGAGACCAGTACATAAGGTTCTACAAAGACAATGGAGTTATTTTAGATGGAGGTTCTGCTTACGAGATTACTTCTCCTTATTTAGAAGCAGAACTATTTGAAATAAAATTTGCACAAAGTGCAGACACTATGTACATTTGTCATCCCAATCATCATCCTAGAAAACTAACCAGAACAGGTCATACATCTTGGACATTAATTGATGATGTAATTACTAATGGACCATTCATGGATCACAATGTAGAAACAACTACAGTATCTCCATCACATAAAGATGTTGGTCAAACCACAACTGTAACAGCAAGTGCAATAACAGGTATTAATGGTGGACAAGGTTTTTTATCTACGGATGTTGGTAGACTACTTCATATAACAGAAGGTCATTTAAAAATAACAAGTGTTACTTCTACCACTGTTGTAGTGGGAACAGTAATTGTAGATCTAAATGAAACACTTGCTACAACAGATTTTGCTTTAGGATCATTTAGTGATACTACAGGTTATCCATCTTGTGTTACTTTTTTTGAACAACGATTAGTATTTGCAGGGACAAAATCTCAACCTCAAGCAATATTTTTTTCCAGATCTGGAGATTACGAAAATTTTGATGATAAATACCATGAAACAGTAGCTGATGATGATGCGATTGTGTATACGATTGCTTCTAACCAAGTCAATGCTATTCGCTTTATGACTGCGACTAGAACTTTAATTATTGGTACAGCAGGTGGAGAATTTGCAGTATCAGGTGGTGGAACTTCTACAGCAATTACACCTACTAATATTTTAATTAATAAACAATCTAATCATGGTGCAGCTAATGTAGATGGTATTGCAGTAGGGAACGCAACTTTATTTTTACAAAGAGCTAAAAGAAAAATTAGAGAACTAGCATACAACTTTGATGTAGATGGATATGTTGCTCCTGATATGACGATCCTTGCTGAACATGTTACTGAATCTGGTATTACACAAATGTCGTTTCAAGAAGAACCTAATAATATTATTTGGTGCGTAAGAGGTGATGGTCAATTAGTTGCTTTAACTTACCAAAGAGAACAACAGGTAGTTGCTTGGCATAGACATATTTTTGGCGGATCATTTGGAAGTGGAAATGCAGTTTGCGAAAGTGCGGCAGTGCTACCAACCGATGATACAGAATATCAATTATGGGTTATTGTAAAAAGAACTATTAATGGAGTTACTAAACGACATGTAGAATATCTTAATACTTTTGATTTTGACGAAACAGACAATACAGATTTTAATTTTTTAGATTCTCAACTTGCTTATGATGGATCTGCAACTACTTCTATTTCTGGATTAGATCATTTAGAGGGACAAGAAGTTGCTATTCTTGCAGACGGATCTACACACCCAAGAAAAACAGTTAGTTCTGGTTCAATTACTTTAGAACGATCTGCAAGCAAAGTTAAAGTTGGTTTACCTTATACTTCTCTTTTGCAGACTATGCGATTAGATGCTGGAGCGCAAAATGGTACATCGCAAGGTAAAACAAAAAGAATATTTGATATTACTATTCGTATGTATGAATCTATTGGTATTGAAGTAGGACCAGACTTAGATAACATGGAACGAATACCTTTTAGATCTTCTTCTGCTGCTATGGATCAAGCTATACCAGTATTCACAGGAGATAAAGAAATTGAATTTAGAGGAAACTATGAGACAGATGGTTTTGTGTATGTTAGACAAGATCAGCCTTTACCTTTAACTATTTTATCATTATACCCAAGGTTAGTAACTAATGACGGATAATCTACTACATATAGTGCCTTATATTGCAAACCATGGTAAGATAATTCTATCTAGTCAAATGAACCATGCTTTAATGGATAAGGATGCGACTTTTGATGGAGAAACAATAAATTTAGAAGAAGAAGGATTAGCTTTTACTTGTATGATTAATAACGAACCTATTGCCTCTGCTGGAATGAAACTATTGTGGAATGGTGTTGCAGAAGGCTGGGTGTTAGCTACTAATAAAGTTTGGAAACATCCTATAGTTATTGCAAGAGCTATTAAAAAGAATTTTGCAAGAGTTGCTAAAGAACATAATATTCACAGAGTACAAACTGCAGTACGAGCAGAGTTTGCTATTGGTTTAAAATTTGCTAAATGGTTAGGATTACAAGAAGAAGGATTAATGAAGAAATACGGATTTGATGGTGCAGACCATTACAGATATGCGAGGTTATTCTAATGAGTTTTGTATTTGACATTGCTGCTGCTAAACAAGCTAGTGCTGCAGGTAAATATAATCAAGCAGTTCAAGAAAGAAATGCTACGATTGCAGAACAAGAGGCTGCACAAATAGAAAAACAATTAGAATTTGATATTGGAAGATTTGACCAACAGTTTACTCAATTACAAGGTCAAACAAAAACAGCAGTTTTAAAATCTGGCGCTGAACTTTCAGGATCTGGTTTAAGACTAATGAGATACAATGCTGAACAAGCTGAAATTCAAAAAGATATTATGGATTATAATGCTAAAGTTGCTGAAGGCAAAAAAATAGAAGAAGCAAACTTTGCAAGAATACAAGGTCAAGTTGCTAGACAACAGGCAAAAATAGCTGAACTAGGTTACTATGCTAAAGCTGGTAAAAGTTTAATGGCTATGTCTGGTGGCTTTGGTGGTGGTGGTGGAAAGTCTTTTGGAGCTGGAGGAGCTGGTATGCAACAACCTGTTAATGGACAATATTTTGATTAGGATTTAATATGCCAAGAAATTATAAAAAAGAATACGCAAATTACCATTCTAAACCAGAGCAAAAAAAAGACAGAGCTGGTAGAAATGGTGCAAGAAGAATAATGAAAAAGAAATATGGATCAAGTATTCTTGGTAGAGATGTGGATCACAAAGATAGAAATCCAAGAAACAACAGTATGAGTAATTTAAGAGTACAATCTAAATCAATCAATAGATCAAGAAATACATAATGCCAAAGATACCAACTTTTACATCACAAGCTAGACCTACTGCAGAAGTAGCAGGAGTTAAATCTAATTTGCAAATTGATCCAACCAAAACACCAGCAGCAGGATTGTCTGCATTAGCAGGTGTAGCACAAGAATATTATATCAAACAAAGAGATAATGTTGAAACATTAGAAGCAAATAAAAAATTTTATGAAATGAAATCTGAAGGAAGTAAAATTGCAGACCGATTAAAAAATAATCCAAATGAATTTGAAGTTGCAGATATTTATAATAATGAATTTGGAGCTTATAAAAATGGTGTTCTTCAAGGAATTCAAAATAGAAGAGTTAGAAAAAAAATTGAAAATCTTATTTCTATAGACCAACCAGAAACTATTTATAAATTAAAACAGAATGCTTTTAAGCAATATGAAATACAAGAAAATGAAACTTATGGTACACAACAAAATATTTACTCAAATGATTATTCCTTAGAATTAGATGGTAAAAAAAAATCACAAATAAAAAACCAAAGAATAGAATCTGCAATAAAGTTTGAAGCAAGATTATTAAAAGGAAAAGAATGGTTAAGTAAAGAATTAAAAAAAATAGAAACAGATTCTGTTATCTTTGATGCTGACAAAGCTCTATCTAATAACAATCCAGATTTAGCTTTAGAAATTATAAAAAGAGCAGATAAATCAAAAGTTAATTCTAAAGAATTAAAAAATAAAATATTAGAAATTGAAAAAGAAAGAGCTGAATTAAATGAAAATAATTATTATGCTTCTAATTTAATTAAAGGAAATAATCTTTTAATTGGTGCAAAATTTACAAGCACAACAGAGAAAAAAGTCATTCAACATACGGAAAGAATATTGTTTTCTTCTGCACAAAAACAACAAAAAAATCCAGAAGAAACATTTGCTTTTGTTGACAAAACTATGGCAAGAAATGGAATTGTATCTACAACTTATAAGGATTTATTAGATGCTGGATATAATGCTGGATCTACTACTACTTTTGATTCTCTTTCTGATATACCCAAACCTTTAATTCAAGCCGTAAAAGTAGCTGAAACTGCAGATAAAAATAAAAGATTAAATGTTTATACAAATCCAGAACAAGAACGATTTTATAAAAATGTTATTGTTTTAGAAAAAGTAAAAGGGTTTGATGATTATCAAGCTATTAAACAAGCTAAAGAATTTGAACAAAACTATGATGCTAATATAATTAAAGGATCTAATAAGCAAAGAGGAAAAACATTAAAAGAAGTTGAAGGTAAATTTAAAGATAGTAAATCTACCAATGTAAATGAAGTAAGAGGTTATGCTGGTCAATTATATGACATGTATACTATGTTAGGAATAGATGATGATAAAGCAAGAAAACAAGTTGTAAAAGATATAGAAAAAAACATTATAGAAATAGACAATCATTCTTATCTAAAAAGAAATATTGTTGCTTTTCAAGCTATTGATGGAGTAGACAATATTCCTGGTTATAAAAAATATATTATTAAAAATAATATGGAACAAGAAGAAGATCCTGATGATTATTATTTAAGACATAATGGTGGTGGTCAATTTGAAATAAGAAGAAGAGCTGATTTATCTCCTGTATATAGTAAAGATAATAAACCAATGATCTTTTACGCAAAAGATTTGAATAAAATGAAATCAGAACAAACAGAGCAATTTAAAAAAGATATTATAGAACAGCAAAGAAAAACTCAAGAACAAAGATTATTTGTTTCAGAGCAAGAAACTTATATGCCTTAATATGTCATCTGGAACTAATTTAGATTTATTGTTAAGTACGGATTATTTAAGCACTACAGATGAAAAATTATTAAAAGAAAAGCAAGAAAAAGAAAAAATTAAAACACTTGGTATTTCAGATATTTTAGATGTTGTTCCAGGAGGAAAAGCAGCTAAAAAATTATTTCCAGAAACTCTTGGTGCTAAAGAAGATACTGGAATTAGTCTTGCTATTGAACAAGAAGCTATTTTACCATCTATATTAAAAACTTTTGGTCAAAAAAATTTAGAACCTGATTATGATTACCAAATAGATGATGAAACTTTTGAAGATCTTACTAAAGATTTAGATAAATTATATTGGGAAGAGTTTTCTACAGCTAGTTCTAAAGCAAATGCTTATCAAATAAGAGAGAGATTATTGAGATCTCAAGAAGCAGATCAAAAATTATCTTCATTAGGAATTACAGGAACTGCTTTGCGTTTTGGAGCTGCTATGCTAGATCCACCTGCATTAATAGCGGATGCTGTAACCTTTGGTGTTGCTAGACCTTTTATCTATGCCAATAAAATATCTCGTACATCTAAATATATTCGTTCTGGTTTAGTTGGAGCTGGTCAAGCTGGTTTATTAACAGCTCCTGTTGCTGCTGCAGATCCTACTAGAGATATAGAAGATGTTGGTTATGCAATGTTGATGGGTGGAGCAATAACATCTGGACTAACTAGATTTTTAGCACCTAGACATCCAGATTTAAAAAATTTTGATGCTAAATCTCAAGAACTAGGAAAAGCAATAGAAAAAAGTACACTTAAAAATGATGGTTATAAAATAACACCTAAAGGTGAAAAGTATTTTCCACCAGAAAAACCTGTAACTACCTCTACATATATAGATGAAGTAGATGATTTGTTGCCTCCAGAGAGTAGTATCAAACCAACAAGTAGAAATGTTTATTCTAAAGCAGAGACAGAAATAGTTACAAGTATTAAAAACAATAAAGAAGTTGATATACCTATTCCTAAAAAAGTAGTTGTTGGAGATTCTATAGAATTTTTTGATGATGCTGGAAACAAAGTAAAAAGAAAAATTATAAAAGTTAGCAGTTCAGGCACTTCTGTTAAAGTAAAAA